AGATTGTATTATTACAGGTAAAAGTATTTCAGCAGACCCAACAGATTTAGTAAGATATAAATATACTATTAGAATTAATGCTGAGAAAAAAGTATAAATATAACATAATTAATAAGGAGAAGTGGTAATGATTTTAACAAAAAAGAATATATTTGGCGCAGAAGATATTTCAACTTTTAAAGTTGATGTCCCTGAATGGGGTGGAGAAGTATTTATTAAAGAATTTTCATTAAAAGAAAGAGTAGAAATAGAACAAACTGCTAAAAAAGGTAAAGATGAAGATATTTTTTATCTTACTTTAGTTAAAGGGTTATGTGATGAAAAAGGAACTCTATTATTTGATGAAAAAGACATTCCAATGTTATCAGAAAAAAACAATAAAGTACTCCATAAACTTTTTAAAAAGTGTTTGGATGTTAATAAAATAAGTGAAGATAGTATAGAAACTTCTGAAAAAAACTAGTTAGCAACCCAGTCTTTATTTTTATGCATAGATTAGCTTTAGCACTAGGTTGTACAGTATCAGAGCTAAAGCTAAGAATGACTAGTTCTGAATTTACTGATTGGGTTGCTTATTATGGTATAGAGCCTTGGGGTAGTGAAATAGATGGGTTGAGACAAGGTTATACAGCTTCTGTTATTTTTAATACTGTAGCTTCAGCTGTAGGATCAAAATCAACTGGTAAAGATTTATCTAATTTTACTATTGGAGTAAGGCATACAAAGGGACTTACTAATAAAGAAGAAAAACAGTATAAACTAAGAATTAATTATGAAAAATTAAAAGCTTTCGGAGCATCTAGGGGTAAAAATGCCAACGATTGATAATTTAACCGCTACTCTTGAATTAGATTCTAATAAATTTAATTCTGGTATTAAAAAAGCAACAACATCTTTAGGTTCTTTAGGATCTTCTTTTGATTCTATTTCAAGTGGGAGTGCTAATAGATTTAAACAGTCAATGGGAGGTATTGGGTCTACACTTACATCTTTTTCAAAAATAGCAACTGTTACAGGTGTAGCAGTTGGGGCATCATTTGGCTGGCTTGCAACAACAGGAGCAAAAATAGATAGTTTAGTTAGAGGTTTAAACTTTGCTACTGGATCTGTTGATGGTGGGGCTAAGGCATTTACTTTTTTATCTGAAGAATCAAATAGATTAGGTGTCAATTTAGAAGTAGCTGCAAAAAGTTTTAAAGGATTAGCTGCTGCAGCTAAAGGTGGTTCTTTAGAAGGTGATAAAATAAGAGAAATTTGGGTTAGCGTAGCTGAAGCTTCTTCAGTAATGGGGCTATCAACTCAACAAACAGAATTAGCATTGGTAGCATTAACACAGATGGTAAATAAGGGAGTTATATCTGCTGAAGAATTTAGACAGCAACTTGCAGAACATATTCCTGGTGCTACTCAAGCTATGGCTGATGCTTTAGGAGTTTCAACTGCTAAATTATCAGAAATGATGAGTACAGGAGCTTTAATATCAGATAGAGTTTTACCTAAATTTGCAGCACAATTAAGGAAGACAGTAGGACCAGATGTAATTGCTGGGTCAGAATCATTAAGAGCTTCTATAGAAAGATTAAAAAATACTTGGTTACTAGTTAAAGGTGCTATTTTAGATTCTGATGCTCAAAATATTTTAAAAAATGGGATAGTTTGGGTAACTAATGCTGTTGGCAAGCTACCTGAACTTGTAAGTTATTTTACTAAAGCTTGGAATGAAGCAAAAGCTAATATAGAATTTGTTTATATAAAATGTATAGATGTTTATAATACTTTCAAAAGTATCTATTCTTCTATACAAGATGTTGGTACAGCTATAACAACGTCAATATCAGGATCATTAACTTCTGTTATTGAAGGCATAAATAAAGTAAAAAATTCTTTTATGAAAATAACTTCTATGTTTAGGGGTGCAGAAACAAGTGAGTTACTAGCTATAGAAGATACTAATAAAGCAAAAGAAAAATTAGATACAAGTAAAACTTTTACTCCAACACCATCTTATAAAGTTAAAGAAAGTTCTGTTGATACTGATATTAATAAAGAAATAGGTAAATTTCCTAAAATAAAAAGTAAGCCTATAAATATTAATAAAGAAATAGGTAAGTTTCCTAAAATAGAAAGTAAACCTATAAATATCGATAAAGAAATAGAAAAGTTATCAAAAATAGAAAATAAACCTATAAATATCGATAAAAAAATAGGTAAGTTGCCTAAAATAGAAATTGAACCTATAAATATAGATAAAGAAATAGGTAAGTTACCTAAAATAAAAATTGAACATACAGATATTAATAAGGAAATAGAAAAGTTATCAAAAATAGAAAGCAAACCTATAAAAATTAAGCAAGAAGTATCAGCACAATCAAATATAGGAACTGATATTTCAAACCAAAGTAAAATAGAAGAACCTAAATTTTCTGAAATATTAAGAGGCATTGAAAATGTAAAAGTAGCATACAAAAGTGTAAGAGATGAAACAATAGCTACTTATAGAGCTCAACAACAAATTAAATTATCAACAGATGGTACTAACAAAGCTTTATCTGCTACTGAACAAAATACAACTACAGTAAGATTATTAACAGAAAAAATAATTGGGCCAACTAAAGAGATAGCACAAGAGAATTTAGTTGTAGCTAATAGTGTTAGTAAAATTTCTAATGAATTAGAAAGTTCTGTATCTAAAGTAAAATCTTTATCTAATGAAATAACAGGAATGTCTGGGGCTGAATTTGTTATTACAGCTGATTCAGAAGAAGCAAAAAGAGATACAGCTGAATTTTTAGATAAATACAGATCGCAATTAGGGAGTGTAATTTTAGAAACACAATCACAATTGCAACAACAATCAGCAGATTTAGGAAAAGTTTTATCAATTGAAGAAGATTTTTTTGATACTAGTTATGAAAAAAGAAAAGAAAAAGTTATTTCTACATATGAAACTTTATTAGCTCAAGCTAGAACTGCTTATGGGCAAGAAGAAGCTTTATTAGAAACTCATCAAGCTTTAATGGCTGATATAGAAAAAGCACATGCTTTAAAGAAAGAGACTTTCTTTAAAGAACAAGATGAAAAGCGTAATAAAGAATTTCTTAAGAATTTTGAAGAAACTAATAAAGCAGCTTTAGAATTTGCTGAACGTACAGCTGATTCATTAGGTAATTTTTTTGTAGATTCTATGATGGGCAAAAAAACTGACTTTTCTGATGTAATGAAAGGATTAGCAACAGATGCTTTAAAACAATTATACAAAGTTTTATTTGCTGATAAATTAATTGAAGCATTTAGAAATACATTAATGCAAGCTACAATGTCCCAGGCTGGATCAGGTGGAGGTGCAGGTGGGGTAGGTGGCATAGGGCTACTTGCTGCTGTTACAGGCGGCATAGGTGTCTTAGGAGGGGCCTCTAGTAAGGACCAGATGAGTAAAAATACTGGAGTTGAGGATATACAGGCCCTTATGTCAACAGGAGCTCAACAATTATTAGAACAAGTATTAGTTTTCCAAGAAGGTATAGGAAAATATTTTACATTAATATTTTCTAAATTAGGTGATTTTGCTAAATTTGTAGGTGATATAGCCGTTAGCCTATTTACTACTATAGTAGAAGTTGTTAAAAAATTAATAGCTATGATGAAAGACTTATTAAGTGGTGGATTTGGAGGTGGAGGAGGTGTAGGTAATATTTTAGGTAGTATTACAAAGATGTTTGGTTTTGCTAAAGGTGGTATGATAACTGAACAAGTAGTAGGTATAGGATTATCATCTGGAGCTGGATATACTATAGGAGAAAGTGGTCCTGAAATGGTAACACCAGTTAACGAACTAAATAAGTCAGCACCTAGTTTAGATAATAATGGTAAAAATGCTTATGTTGCTAATAATAGTACTAATAATGTAAATGTTTCTATACAAGCTTTAGATAGTAAAAGCGTTGTAGAATTAATGAGAAACACACCAGAAGCTGTTACTGGCCCTATAGTTGATTCTTTACAATTAGGTAACAGAGGCTTGCAATTTGCTATAAAAGGAGCAATAACATAATGGAAACTTATCCTGATGTAATCTCTGTAGTTCCTGCTATCACCCCTATGGGTTACGAAATGGAGCAAAGAGTTTTAATAAGTGAATATGAAGATAGTACTGAGCAACGTAGATTAATTTGGGCAAGCCCTAAAAGTAAATATTATATTGAATATAAATATATTTCTAGAGCAGAAAAAGATATTCTAGTAGATTTTTATAAGCAAATGAAAGGTCCATTTGAAGCATTTAATTTTATTCCTCCTAACGGAGCATTACCAATAATTGCTAGGTTTACAGAAGATCCAATAACAATAACTGATAATACAGATAGGTATGATTTAGCAATAACTATAATAGAGGTATTAGAATCTTGAGAAATATAAGTACATTTTTATTAGATGAATTAGAAAAAGATCATTATGCATTTGCTTTAATAATAAATTTAGGTGGGTATGGAAATTTAACTTCATGGGGAACTCAAATAGATACAGCTATACCAAGAGGTATGAACCCAGGTAAAATAAAGTATGGTACTAGCAATATTATTGATTCATTTACTTGTTCTTTTGATGATACTGATAAAGCTTTATATTTAGCTCATAAATTTTCTAGTACAGGTAAAATGGAAGTAAAAGAGTATCCTATATCAGTTATTATAGCAGTTATAAACCCTGATACATCAATAATTATAGGTCAAACAGAAGTTTTTAATGGATTTTATAGCGAATGGGATTATTCACCACAACATTTTAGTATAAGAGCTATTTCATCACTTGATAAATTTAAATATCCAACTAATAGAATATCTTCTTCCAGTTGTTTAGTAAAACAATTTAAAGATTGGCAGTGTCAGTATAGTGGTACTGCTACTTATTGTGATAGAAATTTTAAAACATGCCATGATTATGGTAATGATGCTAATTTCAGAGGGTTTAAATGGTTACCAACATTAGTTAATAAACAAATAAGGTTTTCTACATGATAAAGTTAAGAACTATAGAATTGTTGACTAAGTGTTCATACAAATTAGGTGGTATATCTATATATGATCAAGGTATAGATTGTTTTGGTTTAGTATTAGAATACTTACGTATAGAAAAAAATATTATAATTAAACCTTATCATAATAATGTTAATTATCGTATTTATTCATCATTATATAATAGATACCAATACGAAGTAATGACTTCATTCGGAGATTTTTTAAGTAATGTATTGCTTGAAATACCAGTTGAAAAATCTTTTATAGGAGACATTATAATATGCAGTGATTCTATTGGGTATTCAGCTATGATAATGGTAGGTAATGGAAATGTATTAGCAGCAGTAGAAAATATTGGAGTTGGGTTTGTTTCTATAAATAGTTATATTAAAAAAAGGGCTTTTAGATGGGATCAAGTAAAAGTGGCTTATTAGGTTCAATTATAGAAGCTGCAACATCTGTTATATCGATGATATTTCCAGGAGCTGGAGCTTTAATATCAGGTTTGCTTGGTAATAGTAGGACTCAAGAAGCTCAAGAAGATAATGCTTTAAGATTGAATGAAAAATCAACTCAAAGGATGTTGCCACTAGTATATGGGACTAGATTAGTAGGGACTAATGATGTTTTTATAGAATTAGCTGAAGAAGATAATAAAGCTTATATTTGGATAGTAAGTGCACTAGCTGAAGGACAATGCGCTGGTATAGTTACTATACCAGGTCCTAGAGAGATTAAAAATGGGGAAGATGAAGTAGTTTTAAGAGTTTCTAATATACCAGTTTTATATATAGATGAAAAAATAGTATATGATTTTAATGATTTAAATAGAGATTATAATGAATATAAAGATACACCTGTCCCAGGAACTATACCTACTGTTAATTGGGCTTCACAATGGGGAACTGATGGAGGAAGAATTGGAGATGTTGTTAAATGGTGGTTTAAGGATGGTAGAGAAACCCAAACAGTTGAACCTCATATTGATCAAGCTTTCCCACATTATGATGATAATCTAAAAGGAATTTGTTATATAGTATATAAAATAGAATGGAGAGAAGGATTATTTTTTTCAGTTCCAGCTAGGACTATAACTTTAATAGGTAAAACTAATAATCCAGCTTATGCATTAAAAGATTATATATCAAATAATGTCTATGGTTTGAATATGGCTAATCAAATAGATACACAATCATTTGATGAAGCAGCTCAATATTGTACTAATGTTGGATGGCGCTTAAATTATGCTATAACTACTAGACGTAAAGCACAAGATATAATAGATACTATTTTATATCATTTTAGAGGTAA